AAAAAGCCGTAAAAAGAATGCCAGATACTATAGAAAGCATTACGGTACCTACTGATACTGGAATATTCAATCCTTCAAGAAAAAAAATTAAACCAGGAGGTAGCTGGAAGTTAGAAGTTTATTCTACAGTAGCTAAGGTAGTTCAAGAGCATGAAAAAGAAGGCAACGAACTAGAAGGTATTAGAATCAGTTCTTATTATCCTATAGGACCTAATGGTGCTGATAAACATCCAATCTATGTTGTAGTTGATACAAAAGAGTCTCGAGAATTTGGAGCAGCCATGTCTCGAGGTGATTACGGTCCATTAGACTAGAAATTATGAAACTATCAAAAGTCATATTAGAAAACAATAAAGTAGTAACTAAGAAAGAATTAGTAATGTCTGAAGCAGATGTTATAACTCTTTCAGAAACAATTGCAGAAAAACTTAATGATTATCTTGATATAGATAAAAAAGAAGTATTAAGTGGTATAGTTAAAGAAGCTATTCAAAAAATTGTTAATTAATAAGTTGTTATTTCGGAAGTAATTTCTTATATTAGTATATAAGTTACGGACGAACTATATGGACTACACTTTTCTTCTAGGTAGTATAGAAAATATTTTAGGCAAAAGTTATAAAAGAGCAAGAGAAAACCATGCTTTCAACTGTCCTTTCTGTAATCATCATAAGCCTAAACTTGAAATAAACTTTAGAACAAACGAAAAAGGTCAGAATCCTTGGGAATGCTGGGTATGTCAAACTAAAGGTAGAACTATAAAATCACTACTTTACCAGTTAAAGATACCTAGAGATCAAGCATCTGAAGTTTTAAGGTATGTTCCTAAAGGTACAGAAACGGAATATAGAGAAATAGCTGCAGTACAGCTTCCAAAAGAATTCAAAACCTTATATAATGCTTCTGCTACTTCTATAATTGCAAATAAAATAAAAAAATATCTTTATGAGAGAGGATTTAGCAACAATGATTTTATTAAATACAACGTTGGGTATTGCACAGCTGGAGAGTATGGAGGACGAATTATTATCCCAAGTTATTCTGAATCGAATATCCTCAATTATTTTATTGCAAGAACTCATGAGGGATCCTATCACAAGTACAGGAATCCTGAAGTTTCCAAAGACATAATATTTTTTGAAAATTTAATTAACTGGAACCAACCTATTATATTATGTGAGGGAGTATTTGATGCTATAGCTATTAAACGAAATGCTATTCCTATACTGGGAAAGACCCTCTCTAATACATTAATAAAGAAAATTATATCTAGTAATAACAAAGACATTTATATAGCTTTAGATACTGATGCTAGACTAAAAGCATTAGAAATAAGCGAACACTTACTTAGTTTAGGTAAAAGAGTATTTTTAGTTAAACTAACCGATAAAGATCCCTCAGAAATGGGATTCGAACAATTTACAAAACTTGTACAAACTGCAAAGGAATTAGACTTAAGTACTCTAATGATGCATAAATTAGAATTATGATAAAGCAAGGAACAAATATTCTTAAAGAAAACGATAAGAATAGATTACAATTTAACGCTGAATTAAAACAAATTAACTTTCTTGATAGGAGAGTTTACAAAAGATCGGAAGGAGTATATTACCCGTCCGTAACTACAATACTCCAGTATATGCCCAAAGCTAAGTTCTTCGAGACATGGTTGAAGGATGTTGGGCATAACGCCGATCTAATAATGAGAAAAGCAGGAAAAGAAGGAACTCAGGTACATGAAGCCGCCGAAAAATTAATATTAGGTGAGGAGGTATCGTGGATGGATGATTTCGGTAATGCTAGATACTCTCAACTAGTATGGGAAATGATACTTAAGTTTTATGAATTTTGGAAAACATATAATCCTAAACCTATATCAACAGAAGAGTTTGTATTCTCAGATGAGTTCAAATATGCTGGTACTGCTGATTTAGTTGTAGAGTTAGATGGAGAAACCTGGTTATTAGACCTCAAAACTTCTAATAGTATACATAAGTCGTACGATCTTCAACTAGCAGCTTATGCTAAAGCATTAGAAGAAACTAAAGGAATAAAAATAGATAGAACAGGAATTATTTGGTTGAAAGCTCATACTAGGTCTAATTCTAAAAAGAAAGGAGTATATCAAGGTAAAGGCTGGCAGATAAGGGTAGTTGACGATATAGATAATAATTTTGAGTTATTTAAAATGATTTATAAACTATACTCTTTAGAAAACCCTACAGTTGAACCTATTTATAATAGTTACCCTACAACTTTAAAAATTTAATTATGAATAGAGGACCAGAAAAAATAGGTAGATTTATCGGAGCTATAGTAGTAATAGCGTTATGTTTATTATTATCAAGTTGTTCTACATACAGACTATCTACTCTCAACCACGATCCGGTATACGGTCCTGAATTAGTATTAGAAGTACCATCTGATACTAAAATAGATACCTTATCGTTCTCTCAGGTTAGATGGAAATTAAGAACTGATTTTAATTTTAGATGGAACTACGCTCAATATGCTATGAATCAACCTTATAATTGGTATAGTAGCTTTAGTTACAATATATGGAGACCTTATAATTCTTTTGATGTTTACTTTAATAGACATAATTTTTGGTATGATTGGGCATTTAATTATCCCTATTATTGGGGATATAGTAGTTGGCATAATCCATGGAGACATAGCTGGTACAGACCTTATAACTGGGGACATAGTTGGTTCG